TCCGACGCGGGTTGTTCCATGTTCAAGTCCTGGGTTTCCGAAACGGAAGCTGGTTCTTGCGTGTCCTGCCCACCTTGGAGCGAGTCCATGATGGAGAACACTTCGTCCGCGCTATAGGTTTTTGCGGCCATCTTAGAGGTTTTTAAGCAATCCGTTGTCTTTCAGGTACTGGAACATCGCCGGGGACTCCTTGGATATCTGCAGGGCTTTGAGCTTCGAGATGGTGGACTTGTCAGCATCGGACACCTTTCCTGACATAACGGCAGCGGGAAGATTGACATTACCGGTTCCCCAGCGTGTCAGGGCGTCTTTCACGGTAAGCGACTGAAATCCTTTCGTCTTCCAGAGAAGGTTATAGGCGTCCATCCCGTCACCGACCGTCTTAAATTTGACGTATGTCCCACCCTCCTTTCCACCAACGCCGCGAGCCCCGCCTTCTTCAAACTGTATACCGGCCTTCTTCATCGTTTCAACGAACGGCATCTGCTTTCCGTTCGCGCCACGGAAAGTGATTCCCCCGAGGTTGTTATACTTCGGCCCCGCGTCAATTGGGTTCTTCCTGGCGAGCTGCTTAAGCTGTGCCACGTTGTCCTGCGTCGAACCGACGACCCGGAAAGACTGTGCCTTGTTGGTCTGACCGCTGACGTTTTCGACCGGGGACGGGTTAAAGTTTTTCAACCCGGTTGCGGTAACCATGTTCTGATAAGCCGCCTCGCGGCTCTTGCGCTTCTGGTCAATTACCGACTTAGAGTCTCCCGGTTGCGGGAAATACTGCTTACGGGCGGTCTCAAACTCGCTGTCGGAGATCGCCGCACCGGATTCCTTACGGAGCTGCGCCGTAATGAACTCGCGGGCGAATTGTTCGTACTTCTGGAACTTTTCTGGCTTTGCGAGGTTCGGGACGTATTTTGACGAATAGGCGTAAAACTCGGCGGGATTAAGGCTGGAAAGATAGCTTTCCAGATTAGAAATCCCATTGGAGGCCCTGCCGATACGCTCCGCGAAGCCGGTAGCCAATACTTGCCCCTCCGTCTGCGGCTTCCCGGATACGGTCATTCCCTCCTTTACCGGGTACATGGCCCGAACTTCGTCCATCGTCCTACCCGCCAAGGTCTTGACGATGGCCGGGGTGGTCTCGTAACCTGCGTTTGCGAGGTAGGAAACCGCTTCGGAATAGCTGGAACCGCCAGCGGAAACGCCTTCGCCGCCTCCGGAAATCTTCTTGCCGGTCTGCTTGTCGAAGATGGCCGTCGTCTGGTTGCCGAAGTTATCCGTTTCCGTGCGGAACTCGAACTTGTCAGTCAGCGGCTTGGAAACGTCGAAAGAAGTTATTACCTTACCGGTCGCCTTGTCGATAAGCACCTTTTGGTTGCCCAAATCGACCAAATCCGTCTTGTTCCCGGTCGCCTCAAGGCTGTTCTTGTAAGCTATGAGCGCCTTTTCTCGGGCGGACTGCCGTTCCTCGCTGGCAAGCTGCCAAGAATACTTGAAACTGTCAGTGGCTGATTCCGTCAAAGCCTTCAAATCCCCCGCCTCGTTGGCATAGCGCCGCTCAAGGCTGTTGACTTGCTTCATCAGCGGCTTGGTTCGCTCGGAAATGAGTGCGCGTATGTAGGATTCCGTGGCTCCAGTGCCCTTCAATTCTGCCCGCACGTCGTCCTCGACGCTTTCCAGGGTATCGTATAGGCCGTTCAGCTCGTCTTTCGTGGCGCTGGCCTTCTCGCGGGCCTTTGTGATTTCAGGGGTTCCAAGGGCCGCCGCGAGCGTAGGAACCGCCGTAGAGTCAACGTCGGACGTAATGGAGTCGGAAATCGTCACTTCGGCGTCGGGAACCCGGTTCGTCTTTGGCTTTCCGTTCTCATCAAAGGAAATGATCCCGGAGCGGCGGTTGGCGTCCTTAATCCTCTCGGCTTCCGCTACAAGTTGGGGATTTGCTTTGGAAAGCACCGCATAACCCTTGGAACCCGGCAAAAGGTCGGCTTCCATCGAACCCATAGCCTCGGAAAGCTGTGGGGCGGTCATCTTGGAATAACCCGAAACCGCCTTTCCGATACGGGAGGCGGTGATATACTCGGGAGTTCCCTTATAGGGAGTCAAGTCCTGCCCCGACAAAGCCATATCTATGAGCTGGTCGGGCGTCCTCTTGTTCTGGGCGTTCCAAAAGGCGTCTAACTGCGCCTTTTCCTCGGCGGGCTTGGTTTCGTAGCCGTAGGCACCCTTAAACGTGTCGTAGTCCTGGAAAAGCTGCGGGGAACTCTTCTGTCCCTCCTGCAAGTTCGTGAGAATCTCCTTGGAACGGTCTTCCGCAGTCTTTGTCGTTTCGACCTTAGGAGCTACCGTTGCGGAAGGCTGGACGGGCTTTTCCGGTATGGTTTGTCCGGTTGCGCCGGAAGGTTCCGCTGCGACTGGAGATGGCGCGGATGGAACTATCGCCGATCGTGCCGCTGAACCCCTAGGAGTGGCAGATACGTTTACTGGAGACGCTGAATTTACAGGCTGGGAAACGGAAGGAGAGCCATCTGAAACTGAAAGGATCGAATAATTATCATCCTTCCTTTTTGCCGGACGCTCTATTTTCCCAAGGTCTTTTACCGGCTCAACAGAGTAGTTACCATCGGATTTGTACGGAGTGACAGAAGGAGCTTTGGCGACAGGAATTGCAATGGAGTCCTCCGTTGTATTCGCCTGGGATTGGTAAGCGGACCTGGCAGTATCATAAACCCCGGCGGAAATCATGGATTCCTTTAGCTTCGCTTGCGCGGAAGCGGCGTCCATGCCTCCCAAACGGAGTTTCTTGTACTGGTCTTGCAGCCCCTGGGTCTGTTCGGCGGTAAGTGCCATATTTAAGCGAGGGTTTCTTTCAGTTTGGAGAGCTTTTCCATGAGCTTGGCGTTTTCCTCTTTCATCATCCTATTCTCTTCTAACGCCTTGGCAACGGATTCGGAAAGTTCAGCGATGCGCTTTGACGCGCTGTCGCTTTCCATCTCGGAAATGGCATTTTTGATGGCTTCTGCGGCCTCCATTTCCATAGATTCGTCCTCGTCGCGTTCAAGAGTGGCGGAAACGGCTTCGTCAACGGCGGTCAGAACCTCCGAACGCACGCCGTCCTTGATTTCCTGCTTCATTTTCCGCCCGATTTCCTCCAATTTCTGCACGATGGGCGTAGAAAGGTCGGGAAGCTCGATTTCGCGCTCGATTACGGTCTCTTTCTTCTTCAATTCGTCCACGTCCCCCGCAATCTTCTTCACGTTATCCAGCAATTCTTTCTCCTTTTCCATCTCGAACTTGGTCTTACCCATCTGTCCGAGGATACCGACTCCGACAGGGAGCTTGTTGAGCTTGTCACCGGCGGAACTGGACGGGCTGTTGGCGATGTTGTATTCCCAAACCTCCTGCGCGGAAGCCCCTCCGGCCGATCCCTCCTTGTGGTAACCCCAGCGGTAGCGGCTGTTGGGATTCGTGAAGGACGCCCCGAAGTCAACCCGGATGGAATACTCATGGCCGCTGACGGCGGTTGAGAAATCGTACTTATATGCCCCGTCCCCCACCTCGGACATGGCCCCGTCCGTGACGACAAGGGAATTGTCCGCCATGTCCCGGATTCTCACGGTTGGGGAGTATCCGGTCTGCGCGTCTGGGGATTCCGTCCTTATGAAAGCCATAGCGGTTGTTAGTTAGTGCCGTAGATGTGTCCCGCCGTGACGAGGGCGGAGGTTCCGGCGACCGTACAGACGAACCGGGCGAAGCGTCCGAAAACCCCGGACGTGAGCGGGATTGGCGTCATGGAGGAGGCGGGGCAGGAAACGGCGGCGCTGGCGTCGTACCAGTTGGAGCCGTCCATAGACATCTGAATCTTGAAGGACGCGGCCCCCGTGGCGGTTCCGGTCTGCATTGCGAACGTCATTGCCTTGCAACCGGCGATGTCATAGGCCGCACCGTTGCCCAAGGCGGCGGTTCCGCTGGTGACGTTGGCCGTGCGGTCGAACCATTGCACCTGCTTGATGGGGAGGCCGGACACTTCCATCGCCGTGACGGTGACCGTGGCCGTGGTAGCAGCGCCAGTACGGTTCACCCAGCGCATACGTCGGCGGCCTCCGATTGGGAGTGCGGGGATGCGGGCGCGGCTGACGGCGGTCAGCGCCTCGCATTGCCAGATGTCGTAGTAGGTCGTGCCGTTGTCCGGGGACTCTTGGAGGTAGATGTCCAATCCCGTCGAGGAACCCGCCGTCCATGCCGTCAGGTTCACGTCGAAAGCCGCTCCGAGACCAAGGCCGTTGGCTTCAGCGATGACCGCGCCGGAACCGGAAGCGGCTGCCCAAGCCTGGGCCGAATAGTCCGTGTTGGAGGTTGGGCCTCCGATACCTACGACCACGGCTCGGTTCGTAGAGCCGTTCATGGCCGGGTTCAACGGCGTCTGGCCGCCCCATTGGGAGTTGTTGCAAGAAAGGTTGGAGGCGGTTACCGTCAGCGAGCTTGGAATAATGTTCGGAATCTGGTGCATCCCGGAAGCGCGGAGAGTCGTCGTACCTGCCGTCGTGGCGGTCGTGAGGCGAAGGCGCATCAGCTTACCGGTGACGGGGACGACCCAAAGACCGGCGGCATTGAACGTAGTAACTAACGCACCTCCTGCGGAGGGAATAAGCGCCCCGCCGACCCAAGTCGTACCGCCGTCGTTGGAGAAAGCCGGAGTCACTACGCCAGATGTTCCCATCGAGACGCACTGCACCGAAATGGCGCGGTACTGCGTGCAGTCGATGAAAGCGAGGTTCGTGTTGATGGTGATGACGCCAGCGACGCTGTAAACCACGTCGTCCTGCGCTGGGACGTTCGGGTTGGTGATGGCCATCAGGTTCGACGGGTTCTCAACGGAGGCCACGTTGAAGTTCGAGCAGCCGTCGTAGTTCATGACCACGTTGGTGCTTGAGGCTCCCGTCCCGTTGGCGATGCGGCAGGTGGACGTGAGGAAGTCCGTCGGGTGCGGCACAACGGAGCGTTCCGTGCGGACCGGGATTTCGTTGATATAAAAGACTACCCGGTCCTTGAGGACTTCAATGCGGTACGTGTTGGAGGCGGCGGTGGTTACGCCCGCCGGGAGGGTTACGGTCGTAGCGGATATTTCTCCGCCGGAAGGCGCGGTCGTGGGATTCCAGGCGCATACGCATTGAACCGCCGTGTTCGTAGTGCCGTTGAAATCGAACCAATAGTACCAGCGCGCGGCGTTCCCGGAGTTCTCGTCGTAGAAGCCGTAGTAGATGTTCTGGTTGGCGATGCGCTGGGAAATGGAGAACTGGCCCACCTTTACCAGCGGGAGGTAGTCCACGTCGCGCTCCAATTCGATGATGGCGGAGTTCGTGGAGCCGGAAGTAAGCGTGACGATGCCTCCAGAGACGGAGTGGGAGGTTCCCGTGCCGAGTTTCAGGTTGAGGTACTGTCGGGAAGCCGCCCCCGTACCGCTAGTTCCTTGGTAAGCACTGGAAAGAGTAATAGTCGTGTCTGTCAATTCGTCAACTTGGACCGCAAACTGGTTTCCGTCAGACGTGAGGTAAACGTAGTCACCGACGTGCAGGTCAACCGTGTCGAAACCGGTACCAGTTACGTTGGCGCTTCCGTTCGTGAAAGTGCAGGTGCCGATGGTGACCGCCAAGGAGGAGTTGGCGAAGTTCGCCCGGTATCCGCCTTCGTCGGTGAGTATTTGGGTGCGCGTGGAGAGGTTTCCTGCCGGGTCGACATTGGGTAGCGAGCCTCCGGAGGGCATAGGCTCCCAGAACGGGGCATAGGACGTGTTTGGGTAAGAGTCCGTGGCTGGGGTGACCGGGGACGAATTTGCAGAAGCCGCCTGGCCGTTGGGGTTGAGCGCGATGGAGCTGGGGGAAGTGTCTGCCATAATGGTTTGTTAAATTTATCTTACGCAAAAAGCCCCGTAATCAATACCGCTACGCTATTTTCTCGACCGAAAGCCGACGCGCTATGCAATCCCTGGAAGACGAGTCCCCGTTATATACCCGGAGCTTGATGGAATCGTTGGCTGAAAGCTGGGCCACTCCCGAGCAACAGAGGTACGTGTCGTTGGCGGAAAGTATCGGTCGGATGTCCTGCATGGGGGTTATGAAAGTCCCGCTTGCGGTGACGCTTATGCCACGTAGGTTCCCGTCGGCCCCGGAAGCCCACCTTGCCCCGGCGATTATCCTGTAAACCCCGGTCGTGGGGACGATTATGGAGTTCGTACCTGATGTTATCCCGCCCGAAACGGTTATCGTTCCGAGGGTTCCGTCAGCCGTGGAAGTGGCGGAGACGGACTGCGTGGACGTATCGGTTGCTAGGCCGTATTCCCCCGAAGACGATCCCCCGCGAGTCTGGGCACCGATGAGCATCTTTTCGTCAGAATAACCCGGGACTAACTGGGTCGTGACGGTGTTCACCCCGCCTTCCGGGATGTCCGCCTTAAAGTCGTTTTCTACGGTCTTAATCGTTGAATCCTTCGTCATAGGTGGTTTCAATCATGGAAACTTCCGGAGATGAGGTGCCGGAGCCGGTCAATTCCACGCGGTAGCTCCACCCGTAAGCCTCCTGGAACCCGGCCAATGCGGAAACTGGGACGTAAATGTCCGTCCTGTCGCCCGTTGAGGTGTTTATCGTCTTCGTTGCTAATGTCGTCCAGGAATAATCCGTGGAGACTAGGCGGTTCGTACCACGGTCAGCCTTGAGGGTTATCCCTCCTATGCCGGTGGCTTGCAACTTTATCCCGGTAATCTTCTTCTTTTCGTGCGGAGTTCCACCAGTAAAAAAGTTCGACGTGATGTTCCCTGCGGTGCAAAACGCGCCGGAGTTTGAAGACGGTAGGTACTGCCGAACCTTGTAACTGTCCCCCGATCCTTCGCAGAAATACGTACTCGGGCCGACCCTGGAAAGACCGTAAATCTGGTTGTTGGACGGGTCGGTTGTGCTGTATTCGACAGTTAGTGGGTTGTCGTATCCGAAAAACTCTCCGCCCTTGCGGTAGATGCATCCGTAATTCCCGGGGAGTTCGGCTACCCCGTAGAAAATCCCGCGATCCATAGCGGCGTGTTCCAAGAACGCCATCGTGCGACCGGAGCTTCCGTCAAGTTGCGAGAAAATACCGGTATATTGCAACCCCGAGAACTGGTAGAGATCGGTGTAATACCTCGTCGTACCGGCGATGACGTAATCCACGTTTCCGAACGTCTCCGCCGAGACAGGCGGGAATCCGTCGAGGATGGCAAGGTAATTCGGCGCGGCGGAAACGCCGTCCCAAAGGTACAGCCTCCCTTGTGAGTTGTCGTCCGTCTTGGTGTAGATGCGGAAAAGGTCGTTGAACTTCTTGATTGATATGACCGATTCGTTCGAGGGGAGGGTCAGCTTCGTGCTGACGGTCTCCGTCGTGTCCATTTGGTAAACCACGTTGTCCCGTCCCCAAATTAGGCGAATCCAGGAGTCGTTGTAGATCGCTCGGTAGTTCCTGGGGCCGGAGATTCCCGTCTTCCAGTCAGCGGTTACGGAAGACATGGTAGCGTTACCCCTGTCTATCGCGCCCAGCCTGAAAATGTAGGTATAGACCGTCCCGCTTATGTTCAACTCACCGAAAGCGAGCGGGTCGGTTGACGTAGTGTGGACAAGGCTTGTATTCCTGTAAACCTTTCCGTTGTCGAGGCCGGTTATGATATTCCCACCCGCCCCCGTGGTGAACATCGTCGGGTTGTCGTCGAGCGTCAGGTAGTCCGTAGCCGCCCCGGATAAACGGAAAGAACCGGGACGCGACGTTACGTCGATGTTCCGATTCTCAAGAAAAGTATTCGCAGGGGCTTTGAGCGGGGTTTGCGAGATACCGCCGCTCCAGTCGTTCCACAGTATCCGCTTCGTTGCCATTAGCCCAGGACGGTTAGGTCGGGGAGGATAGATTCTTTCGGGGTCGTCGTCCTGTCGGGGAGGCTGGAAATCATGTACCGCTTGGCTTCTTCATAGCGCATTTTTGCCTCGTTGGCCCTGTCGGTGCGCTGCTGGGACGTGAAATGCCAGTAAACCAAGCCATGCACGATGGCTTCGTGGTGTTCCAAGGGAATCTTGACGCTCGCCTCCGTCCCGCCCGTGGAAATGTCGATGGGGTCTGCCACGCCGTAGATCTTCAAGCCCCCAGTTACGTTTTCTGAAGGAGTAGGATAGAGGAAAACCGAATTGTCGCTGATGACGTAGAACGGCTCTTGTGAGGATTGCTCCGTGGAATAGCTGGAAAGGTCGTCGGGAAGCGCCCCGATGCTCATTTCCTTGGCCTTGACGTAGGTCGTGGACGTGGAAGACGGCAAAACCGAGATTCCAAGCACCTTGTTGCACCCGGCGACCAAAGAGGTACGCGCGGGAAGCACGTACTCCCTCTGTCCTGCGACCGTATTCGTCGTCCACTCGTCGTAGAAGAAATCCTCGTTTAACTGCGTTTTGACGGTGTTTACCAGGTCGCGGTATACCACCCTAGCCAAAGACTGCGCCGTAGCGTCAGGAAGGCCCGTGGAGTCGGTTCCTGCAAGCGTCCTGGCGAGACTGTAGATCGTTGATACGTCCATTGGTATTTTTCGTTACTCCCTGCCCCCATAATATACATAGGGGCAGGAGAGCAAGGGAAAACCTTACAGGGCGAAACGGGACTGGGCCAGGTTGTCAGCGTCGAAGTAATCGACGGTGATGTTCGCGGCGTCAAGGGCCGTCGTGCCACCCGTGAAGGTGGCGGCGGCGGTGATGACGATACCGCCCAGGACCGTCAGCGTATTGGCGACCGTCGGGAAGACGATACCGGCGTAGGTCGTGGACTTCGTTCCGTACAGGTTCGTGACCGTACCGGCGTTGTCCGTGACGAACAGGACCACGTTCTTGTCGCCGGAGGCGAGGGACGCGGCGGTCGTCAGGGCGGGGAGGTCGGCGGCGGCGATGCGGACGAGCGTGCCGTTCACCTTGGCGACGGCGGCGTTCGTGAGCTTGGCCAGGGCCGAAGAGCCGGTCTTGATGGCGATGACCGGCTTATTCAGCAGGACGGAGTTGAGGTTCAACATGGTTGGGATTGCTTAGTGGCGATTAGACGGCGGTCGCGGCGGACTCGATGCGGACGAGGGCGTCTTCCTGCAGGCGCTTGGCCGCGAAGAACACCTTGGCACCGACCGTGGCGCGCTGGGCGAGAGGGTCGGATTTGGACGCGCCCAGGGGGCTATACAGGACTTCGGCGGAAGAGAAGTCAGCAACGCCGTAAGCGCCCTTGCCCATGACCATCGTCGGGTAGACGGTGACCGTGGAAGCGAAGGACTGGACGTTGGACGACTCAACGATGCGGACGCCGTACAGAGCGCCGATTTCGCCCTTGAAGAGCTTTTCCGGGGTCACGTACTTGGAGAACTCGATCCAAGCGCCGTTGGACTCGGCCTTGAGGTCACCAGCCACCAGCGGGTGGGCGATGGCGACGTAGTAGCCGTCGAACGTCGGGGCGTCGTTGGACTTGAGCTTGATGGCGGCCTTGTTCAGGTAAGCGCCGGTCATCGTGTCCGTGGCGTCGAGCGTGGCGCGGGACGTGTGGTCAACGGAGCCCCACTGGACGTTGGAACCCGCGACGACTTCGACCTGGATAACCTGGTCGATGATGCGGGCGAGGTTGTTGCGGACTTCGACGGCGGCCTTGCCCAAAACGTCGATAGGGGCGACGTTCAGGAGCTGGTCGGACACCTCGGCGTACAGGCCGTACTGGACCGGCGTGGCCGTGATGGTGGCGAAGGAGAACGCGGCGGAAGCCGGCGTGACGCCTTCGACGAGGGTGGACTGGGCGACGGAGCGCGTCAGCTTGGACGGCTTCGTCCAGGAGACGGTGGAGTAACCTTCGGAGACCATCGGCTTTTCGCCCATCTTGGCGAAATACAGCTCAGACTCGAAGTTTTCGAGGGTCTTCTTGAAGAGCCAGTTCTGCAGCAGCGTGCCGGAAGAGGCGACGTTGCCCTGAATGACGGTCGGCATGGTCTGGGGGGTTTAAATAGAGAGTTCCCCCTTCTTATGGAGATTTCGCAGCTCGGATTCGATGTCGTTCACGTTCATGGAGGCGACGCTCTTATCCTTGCGGTTGCCGAAATTCGGCACGGAAGGGGAAGAATATGCCTTCGTGGAGTTTTTCGCCAGCGCTTTCGGGTCGTTCTTGGCAAGGTACAATGCCCATGCGTCACCAACCGTAAGCCCGTGGTCGTCCATCAGCGTCTCAATGGCCTTTTTTTTGGCCTTGGCGTCCGTATTGGACTCGAAAAACTTTTGCGTTGCCTCCTGCTCGCGTTGTGCCTGTAGGATTTCGCGGATCTTTGTGTCCAAGTCCACGTTCCCGGCTTCGGATTGATCGGCGGACGCTTCCGGGGCCTCCTTGAGCTTGTTTTCAAGCTCCTGGACTTTCCGGCGCAGCTCGTTCCGTTCTCGAAGGATTTTCGGAATGTTGCCGCGGCGCTTTTCCTTGCTTTCTTCCGGCTCCTTGGATTCGGGAGTATCCTCCTTAACCTCGGTCTCGGACGCTTCGGGCTGCGCGTCTGCAGCTTCTTCCTTTTCGGCGGTCGCTTCCGTCTCGGAGTTTGTGCCCTCCTGGCCCTTGGCGCCCATTTCCTTGCGGATTGCGGCTTCGAGCTGGCTATTTTCCATGTCTGGCATGGTGCGGATGGTTATGCCGTCCCCGGCTAAGTATGGCGTTGCCCGCCATCCTCGACGTTCCTATGACTTTCGGAGCGTCGGGGACGGGGGGCACCCGTCTACACGTCAATCTTCACCTCTACGTTGTCGCAACCCCAAGAGGTAAGCATGTCTTGGGGGTTATCCAGCACGGCTTGCATCGCCTTCACCTGGGCCAGAAGCAAGTCCCTCCCCGTGTGTTCCAGCCGGTTGAGCGACGGATTCGGTTCTAGGCACTTCTTCAACACTTCCCTTCTTTCGGCGTTTAAGCTGTCGGACAGGAGCTTCCACCCCGGCGTCCGGGTTAGCTCCTGCATCCACGCTTTCACTTGTTCCTTGCTCAGCTTGATTTCCTCCATCGTTGGGTTGGTTACCGATCAGTTGGCCGTTCTCGTCCAATTCTAGCGTGTCCTCGAACATCTTTTTGAAATCGGCAAGGGAAATGCCAAGTGGGGCTAGTTTCGGGTAGAAACATACACCAGCCCGCTTCAATTTGACCGTCTTGCCCAAATCGGACTCCTGGATGCCGAAATACTCGCAAATCATCTGCTCTTTCGTGCGGACGCCGCTGATGCTGTTCAGCACGGCTTGCGTCTCGTTATTCAGGGCGAAAGACATTTTTAAGCCTTAAGGGTATTCAGGAAATCGACGGTCTTGGCGGAAAGCTCCTTGGCCTCTTCGAACGCTTCCATGTTCTTTTCGTGAACCGTAATGGTCTGCTCAAGGGCCTTGGCGCGGTCTTTCTCACCGGCGAAGATGGCGTCCTGCTTCGCTTTCTCACAAGCGGCCTTCATGGAAGGCGTCGTGAACTTGGAAACCAGCATGTCCAGGTAATTCTTCTTGTGCTTCAAAATCTCGGCGTCCAAAAGCTCGGGGGCGATGAGGTCTTTGCGAAAATCTGCCATAGGATGATAAGGTTATAAACTATTTAGACGGGCTGCGCCGTTTCGACCGATTGCTTGTTGCCTTGGGCGATTTGGGAACCGATGAGCTGGGAGGCGGCGGAGTTAGCTACACCAGTAATTCCAGAGTCTCCGCTTTGCCGCTGGCCTTCGATAATGATCATGTTCTTTACCTTTTCGATGGTGGCGAACTTGATGCGGTTATCTATGGCCGATTGCAGGACTACCAGGTACGTCATCCAGTCCTTTTTCTCACCGTCGAACAGGGAATTGGGAAACACCTCCTTGTTGATGAGCTGAACGGCGTCGTCTGCGGCCATTTCGTCGCCGTCCTTTGGAACCTGGGCATACACTTCGTCACGTTTCATTCCATTCAGCCGCATGGACTTGCGGAGGGCGAACTTCTTGGAAATCTTGGGCGTGTTGGGGTCTTGCAGGATAAGAGGCAAGGTAGCCATAAAACCTGCCTTTTCCTGCTCGTTCAAGGCTTTGGCTTTGGAGCGGAACTCGACGTAAATATCCGGGTCGGTGGCGCAACGGAGGTCGTCCGGGCGGATAGTCACCACGTTCGTCCCGAAGGTCGTGGTAACTCGGATAATCTTACCCGAGGCCGATTTGAAGTTCTGCTTGTAGCATTCGTACCAAAGCCGCCAAAACTTCTTTTCCGACCAGCTTGCCACCTGGACGTTCAGCCCTAAGCGGAGGTTTGCGTTGGCTTGGATTTGCTGGGCCTCGCCAAGTGTCATGGACTTATCACCTGGAACCCCAAGGGAGTTTGGAGAAAAGCCGGTATCAAGTTGGTACTGTGCCTTAAGCTCGCTGGATACGTTGTACGAATCTGCGGAAATCGATTGCCGGGGAACCGGGTAGATCGCGGCGGAAGCCGGGACACCAGAATCCGGGTTGATTCCAATCCACTTCGGGTTTGTAGAAGGAGCTTTGAGCTCGTTGACGTTCTTTATCGCGCGGGCGTCGTACAGGAAGTTTTGCCCGAGCGTGGCGAACTTGGCGTCGATGAGACGCAGATTCATCAGCGTGGATTCAGCCGTCTGCTTGTCCTCCACCAAATCCGGGATGGAAACTCCGCGAGGGTCTCCACGAAGCGGGGAAAGCCAAGATACGATTACCGGGAACTCCGTCTCGCCCTTCTCGTTCGGCTCGATCTCCTGGTAACGCAGAAGCACGAGGCCGTCGCGGGAAACCGTTACCACGGCTTTCTTTCCCTCGACCTCCGTATAACCGTTAATCACGGGATAGTACCCGTTCGGAGTGTCGTCGTTGATGTCCGTGATGCCCTGCTTGGAATAGAACTCCGAGCGGGTTTTCTGCTGCTCGTCCGTAAGTTGGCCCTTCGTAGCCTCGATGTCATTAACGGCGGTCGGGAAGAAGCCGTATTCCTCCGTCATGGCGGAGGCGGGCATAAACTCTTCAAAATAGTGGAACCGGGGCTTGTCGATGTGGTTTCCCATCGGGTCGGGAATCCACGAAAGCGGGTCTTTGATGCAAAAGACGGGAGTATCCGTCTCGTCGTCGTAGCGGTCAAGGACGCGGACGGACGAACCGAAGAATCCTCTGTCCCAGTGATGTTGATAATCTATCTGGTCAATGCCCATTTCGTCACGGTCGAAGGCCGCCAGGTTGTTCAGGTTCTCGGCGTACTCTTCGTCACCGATGCCACGGGGCTTGAAGGTGGCCGTCAGGTCGTCGGCGGTGCAGATAGCCAGGTGCAGCTGCATCATGGCGTAAATCGTGTTGACCGACACCTTGTCCTTGTCCTTGTTGACCTCGATATACTTCTTCAAGCGGCGGCGGAAGATGTCGCGCTTGGTGCTGTCGGACTCCAATCCGTACAGGATTTCCTTGTTGACCGCCTCCAATACGGAAGCCGTTTCGCTCTTTTCCTCTTTCTTCTCTCCGGGCAGGGCCGGAAGGCCGTAGTTTTCCATGTGGTTTTATCTTTCGCTTGAAATATACGCGCAAATATGCTTATAGCAAGCTCCCGTAATCCTGCGTCGTTACCGTGGATGGAGCGGGATCTGTCAGCCGCTTATAAACAACGGCAAGGTATCGGAAAGCGTCGGAAGCGTGCGAGGCCCAGTCATGCAACGGGTCGTCCTTGAATTGACCACGGTTGTCGTCCCATTCCTTACGGTAGTTCGAGAGGCAGTTTCTCAATTCCTCCGTGGTCTTTTCGTCAAACCAACAATTCGAGAACATTTGCCGGGCGTTATTGATGCCGTGCTGCAATCCGACGTTCGGGGTTAGCCTTACGTCGTCACCAAGCGTCTTTCTAGCCAGTTCGATAAGGGTTGAGCCCGTTTGTAGGGATCGCGCCTGGGCGTCGTGCGGAAGATAATGCCCGGCGTACCGATATTTCTTTGAAAGTACCTTGTTGGCGTAGAAGTCAAACGCCTTGCCGTTGTCTTGTAAGAAGTCTATGATTCTCACCTCCCCGCCGTGGAGCTGGGCGAATATCACCGAAGTATAATCGGAGACTCCCAAGTCCCAGAAAGTGTAAACCGGAAGATTCTTTTCGTAAATGGCAGGCAGCACCCGGCCTTCCTCGTGCATTTGGCTTATCTCGTCGCCGTAGATTGCTCCTTTGATAGAGGCGGTGAAGGAACACTCGAACTCCTGGTCATATTCGTCCCTGCTCATTTCCCTTCTGGCCTCGGCAAGTTCTGATTCTGGTATGAGGCCGGATTCGCTGGCCTTCAAGAGAAGATGATACCACCCGTCGTTGTTTTGGGCGTACTTGTAAAGCTCGTAAAAGCTGTTTTGCCCCTTAGGCGTACCGATCCACATTGCCCAACCCTGGTGGTCAGCCAACGCAGGACGGACGATTTCGGAGAATATGTTGGCCTTCTGCTGGCTATACTCGTCGAACACCACGCCCCATAATGCGATACCGCGCAGGCTGTCGGGATTGTCGGAACCGTACAAAGTGACCCGCGAACCGTTAGGAAGGTCAGCCCTTAATTCGGATTCGTTGAACACCACCCCAGGAATCGGCCTTAGATATTGCTTGAGGATGTCCCAGGCGATGATCTTTGCTTGCTTGTAGGTGGGAGCTATGTACGCGAAACGCGCCCCGTTTTCCAGGAACGCGCTCTTTATCAGCTCGTTTATCGCCAGGTTGGTCTTGCCGGCACGCCGATGACAAACTATGACCGAACGCTTTGCCCGGTGCTTGTGGACTTTCTTCTGCCAGTCTCTCGGCTTGTAGGGTATCGTGAAAGTCGGCATTATTCCGCCCACTTGATAGTCATGGACTGCTCTCCGCTGGTCTCCACTTGCTGCTTGTCGGCCCACCCAAAGTTTTTAAGCGCGAAGATGGCCCCCGTAGGCTGCGGGCCGTGCATCCTGTCCTCGTATCCCTTCTGGACTCGGAGGTACGCATTTTTCATCGGTCGGACAAATTCCGCCCTTCCTTCGTATGCCTTTATCGTGTCGATGTCGCAGTCCAGGTGTAGTGCCAAACCGGTGATCGTCGGCTTATCCCCCGCTTTCTCGAAATACTCGTTGATGGATTTCTGCAACGCTTCCGGGTCGGGGAACATGAGCGGCCTTCCTGCTGGCATAGTGTTTTCTTATGCTCCTATATTACCTTGCGTCAACCGTTTTGCAAGCCCCGCTGCCCGATTAAGCGCGTGGATGTCCCAATAACCCCCCTACCCCCTAAGCAATTACGCTGGACGATAGGACTTCACGTGGCTATATGCCAAGCTACTGGGTCAGGTGTCTGGCGAGGCCGGTCTCCCGGTTTGGTATCGCTTTCGGAGTCTCTACGTTCTCCAAGGGTCTGCCCGCATATCGGCGTATCAGTCCCCGCTACATCCCCGAACTTTCGTTCCCCCTGTTTCCACCGTCGGTCGTAGCGTATAAGCCGGGTGGGGCGCTACCTGTCGTTCCAGGCGTTTGCGGCTTTATTTCCGATCTCCCTATTCCAGAATAAAGAAAAAGCCTTTTCGGGAGGTGCCACAAGAGCGAAGCACCTTTCGAAAAAGCTCTTGCTCGTGTGAAATCTTCCCGGCAACCTCGCGGCTGCACAGGCTTTATACACACTTCGCTCCCGATTGCAAATCTTTTTACCTATTCTCGAATAATCGTCCCTGTTCGCGTTCCTGCTTCATCTTGGCATCATACTGCCTTCTGATTGTTTCCGTCGAACGTAGTGCCATTTCCTGCCCGATGTAGCCTATTCCGCGAAGAGGGTTGCCGTTGTCGCAACCCTCGGCGTCTATGTACGCCTCCTGCTCGCGCTTCTTCCTTTCTTCTTCCCGGACTATCTTTGAGTTGTTCTTGGCGATCTCGACGAGTTCCCTACGCTGGACGGCCATAAGTCCGTTCTTGTTTATTCCTGCTTGGCGTGGGGGGGTCATCTTTGAAGTCTTGCGCCGATTATACCTTGCGCGGCTTCTTCTTCAACGTGAGCTTCTTCAGTTTCTCCGGCTTCATGTCCAAGAGCTTCTTGGTGGCGAAGTAGAGCGTTTCCGTGTGGACGGCGTAGGCGAGTCCCTTGTTCACCGCGTCTACGAGACGGCGGCGGGCGGAAGATCGGATTCCTCCACAGCGCGCGACGGCCTGGTCTGCGCTAAGAACGCCATCCTTCTGCAATTCCGCCAAGATGCGGTGGGACTGTCGGCGTTCCGGCTTTTCCTTGGCGAGTTCCTGCTTGACGGTGCGCTTGACGATATGCATGGATTAATCTTTATAGGGTAATCTGACTTCGGCTTGGCTCTCCCATTCCTTGACCTTACACTCCGAACATATCCTTCCGAACATCTTGGAGACTGGTACCCTGATGAGGCAGTGCGGACACTTAGCCCTGTTGGGAGCTAAGGGAGGGAGTAGGAGGGTCTGTAACATAAACCCGCTTGACCTTCACCTTGCGGGATCGGGACTTGTCGAAGATATAAACGTCCACCGGGTATTGGGTGGTGATTTTTTCCACTTTCCCCTTCTTGAGGATGGAGTGGGCGTACTGGCGGGAGAAGCCGTTGTCGTCGGCAAGCTCTTGTAGTGTGCGATACGTTTTGAAGTCCTGCATAGTTCTTTGTTGACGCAAGTTTATCCCTTACTTGTCTTTTGTCAATGTTTCCTTGAGCTTATAAGCGGCGGTCAAGAGCCTTTCGATATGGGCGTCCAGTTAGCGGATTTCACGGAGAAGCTGGGCGGCGTGTTCCTTACGGGGATCTTCGATTCGGATTTTCATGGTGGTGAGTTACGGCTTAATCTTACAGAGCGTCTTGCGGAGCTTGGCGGCGGCGAGGAAGCCTTCTTTAAACCCTGCGATAAGCGCTGGATGGTCGCCGTCTTGAACTTCTCCATACGCAACTTCAGCCATTTCCTCGAACGTCTTGCATTCCTCCAGGCGCTGGGCGAGGGTCTTTTTCATGGGGCTAAACATAAAGGGATTGGAGGGCGTTGATGATGAGACAGAGCTTGGCGGATTCCTGGACGAGGCTCGTATAGTCCCAGGTGTCGTACTTCTTTTCGTCGCGGAGCTTTGCAATTTTCTGCTGGAGGCTGACGTTCAGCTTGACGGCGGCAACAACCGCTGCCTTGAGAAGTTCCTTGTCCATTGGATTAGTTTAAGTGCTTATGGCACAAAACGCATTTCGTCACCGTGTGCGTCTCGCCTTGGTCGTCGACGTACGAATGGTCGTGCAGAAGGTGCTTGCACATTCCCTGGAACTCATGAAGCGTGACGTACAGCGGGCTGAAAAACATCTTGCCGCAATCAAAGCAGTGGGTGACGGTGCGGTTGTACCCGTTCTCGATAATCTGGTCTCCGTAGATGTTCGAGTGGAAGCAGAGGCGCTTGTGGAGGCACGTCAGCTTCATCCAGGTAACGGACAGGAAGAACAGGATTTTGGCGACGATTGAGTTGTTTTCGCGCATGGCTACGCTTTGTTAGTGACGGCGGCGACGTAATCCATGTAGGCCTTTCTGGCCCGGGCCACCGAGTAGTGGTTTGAAGCTTCGAGCGGCAGCACCATATCAAGGTGTTTCAGCAAGGCCCCGAATTCGTCGATGACTGGCTGCGCCTTCTCGTAACGGATGCGGTAGTGGTCGAGCCAAGCTTGGAGGTCGGTCATGGTTGGTGGTTTATATGGATTTCTTCAGCTCTTCAATGTTCTGCTGGGCGGCCTTGACGCACCAGTTCCATGTGTTCATGATGCTCCCTGACGGAACAACCTCACCCTCGAACGGGTTGCTTGTCGGTTCTTCATATGGTTTCGGGAGAGACCATAGGCACTCCTGGATGGCAAGTCCGCGTCCTTCGCGGTAGGATTCCGCCACGGCGTCGCAAATGGCGTTGTAGACCTGGGAACGTGTCACAGGCGTACGGAGCGGCGGCTTTTCGGTGAAGCAGTCTTGGGCCAAGTCCATGATTCCGTCGATGCGCTTGTCCATGATTTCCTGGACTTTGGGATGTAGGGTGCACATGGGGTTGATGATTAGCTACTTTGTAAGTTGGTAAAGTTCCCAGGCTCCTAAAAAGGCTTTCTCGGCGTCGTCGATCACTTGGCCTCCGTACTTCTTTTCCAGCTCTTCCATCTTGTCGGCTTCCGTCTGTAGAATCTTCTTGAGCCAGTCTTGCTGTTCTTTCGTCATGCTGGGGAGGATTTCCAGCCAGTATCCCTTTTCCTGCTTGGTCATGCTGTCGGTCTCGGAAATCAGCGCCGGGAGGGATTTAGGCATTGGGATAGCAAGTTACGAGCTTGAATTCCTTGTCCTTCCAATTCATTGGATGTGATGTCGTAATAAACTGGTCATTTCCGTAGCGTATGCGCCATTTCCCGTTATTGGCCGGTAAGACTTCCGCGAGACCGAGGTAGGAAGCCCTACAGGCCATAGCGAGCCTATTTCTTAGTTCCTTGGACGCGCCCATCTTTGCTTCAGTCATCCTGTATTGCTGGAACCTAACAAGAGAGTGTTGCGTCAGTGCGGCGCGGCGGGCCGGGGAGAAAAGTGACAGGATGGATTTAATCATCTTTCTTTTTTAGGGGCGCGTTGCCTTTCAGCTGGGCCAACCTGACCATTTCGGCTTCAAAGAGCTTGATGTTCGCCGGGGAGTCTAAGACGATGTTCTTCAACCGCTCCCGGCACCTTTCGATCTCCGATTTGTTCTGCTTAGCTGGCTTCATGGGAGAGTCGGGAAAAGAGTTGCGCGCCCTTGTCGGCACGGATGGCCTGGATTTCCATTTCTTCCGCTTCCTTAAGCGAAAACGGGCGCTTGGACAGGTAAAACTTTTTCCAGGACTCGCGCTGTTTTGCCGTGGAAATCATGGCGAGGGCGTTAGCCACCCGGCGGAGGTTGAGAAGGTTGAGCATGGGGAGGAAGTTAGAAAGACTTGTAGGTCTCGTACTGGTTGTCCCTCAACAGGAGCTGGGCGATCTTGTCCGCAATTTCCAGCTTCTTCAAATCCGTTTCCAGCTTCCGTTGCATAATCTGCCTCTCGATGAACTTGGGATTGTGGCGGAACTTGCGGGAGTGTTTCATGATAGGTTTGTTTGAAGTATTAGAGCTGGGGATTCTGTTCGCGTTCCAGTTGTTCGTCGGAGCGGCCCGTGTCTTCCTTGTCATCAATGAAATTGTTGGGATCCATCGTCGGGTCGTCGTTGTGGTCAACGCAGGTATTTAAATCGGCCAGTTCGGCGTAAGCGTCGGCGGGGTCTTTCTCGAACTTCACGGACTCGCGGGCGTTCTTGCGGAGGTCATACAGGCGGCGGGAGAGCTGGCGTTCCTTGGTGCAAAGGGCGGAAAACAGTTCGTCGTGCTTGTCGTCATTCTCCCTGGTGGGATTCAGCGTGTAGTTGTCGAGGGCGATGTAGGCGGCGACGTAGGCTTCCCCGAGTTCCTTCTTCAACTGTTCCAGCGTGTCGGGTTCGTTCTGCGCGGCCTCCATGTTCTTGATGTCCTGCCGTTCCAAGATAGTTTCGCTCATAAAGGAAAAGTTAATGTTACGGGAGTATCTTAATGCATAGTTGACGCCTGTCAATAAGAAAAGATAAAAAGAAAGGGACTACCGTGTAGGCAGTCCCAGACTACAGGCTATGCACCGCCACTTTATGATACAAGGCCTCCCCACCTTCCTACAGGTGTCGCAAAGCCTATAGAGGTACTTCCTTGGCTTTTTCTTCATAGTATTCCAAGAGCGGCTTTATGCTTTCCGATTCCTGCTTGAACGGGATGCGCGACATCTGCAAAACCATATCCGCCGTTCCGGCCCCGAACTTCCGATCTACCGCAAGCCCGTGTTCGTATTGCCTCCCGCCCTCGAACATATTACACCCAGGGCACTGTGAGCTTGCATTCCTCTCGTCCCACCTGGTGTTGAAGTGCCGGCGGGATATGAAGTGACCGCATTGGAAATTGTCGGCCCAAGGCTTGCCGCAAGTTATACAAGGCTTCCCCTTGTCCCTTCCCCGGATATAGAGCGAAAACAAGGTGTCCAGCTTCTTTTTCAGGGCCGCTGGCCTCTCTTTGTGCTTAATCCTCGCCAGCTTCTTACGCTCTTGGGCTTTCTCGGCCTTTTCCTTGAGCCTGGCGCGTTCGCAAGACTTGCAGAGGGCCTTACCCATTAATCGGGGATTCTCGCGGCACCTGCGGCATTTCTTAGGCTCCATATGCGTTCTGAATATATGCAACTCCAAGTGACAATACAAGCATTCCAATGGATAAATAAACAATTACCCTGAATAAAAACGAGGATTCTTCAAACTCAACATCAAGATTTTTTTTGAAAAACCTATACGCGCTGTTGAGAACCTCAATCTCTTTATTTAATCCAGAAATCCTTAACTCTGCCAGTGAAATAACCCTATTCTTGTGCTCTATTTCAGAAGTCAGTTCCCGGATCTCCCGGAGAGTGTGGCGGATTCTCTTTTTCATGGGTGGGTTGGTTAAATCCAAAGCAGGAAGATGATGAAAAGCCAAAAGAAAATGTCGAACGTAACAGCTTCTTCTGTAAGTGGCTCGCGCGGCTTCCCGATTTTTGAGCGATTGAACGACATGGCGTAAAACAAGAACGCGGTAGTTACGATTTTTGCGAAGATAATCATGGCTTAGTCGTTAATGGTAGCGGTTTCCCCCCGGACGAAGGAATGGTAGAACCGGGAATAGTCGTGGGCGTAGACGGCTTCGTAACCTGGGATGAGCGGACAAGTCTGTCCGTAAATCCACTTCTTAATGGCCTTGTATTGCTTCTTGTCCAGCTTCTTGGCGTCGATGAACGGGATGCAGTAGCCGTCCACTACCATCTCGCAAGATTCATAAGACGTATGCGTTTCATAATCCCTGAACCAGTAGAGCGTCTTTCCGCGAGGGTGCTTCTTTTCCATCTTCTCCTGCGCGTCCCACTTTTCCTGGAGCTTTTCGAGCGGGTCTTTCGGAATGCTCTTTTCGTAACGCTTCCACTCCTTGATTACCCTGTCGGCGGCTTTCCTTATTTCCTTGTTCGTGACTTTCTTTTTCATAGTCTTTGGTTATTTGGCGGGGACTCTCTCACGCAGGATTTTCACCAACTCAACATTTTTATCGAGATCCATATACACCATATCAAACCCCTCTTCGTGCGTCTTCTTCATCCAGTCCCGGAAGGCTTCTGCACTTTCGCGGGATTTGAAAGTCATGGCAGGAAACTCGTCTACCAATAAATTGCAGTCGTCAACTTCACCGTTAGAACGAAAGTAGTATCCTTTTTCTTCCACCGGCTCCGTGAAGTCCTTAAGTGATTCATAAGAATACCAGGTATAGCTTGGCGGTAAGATTTGATATTTCGCATTACCCACATAAGTAAACAAAGTTCCAATACCTGGCCCACAAGGCCAATTGCGCGTCACGCGCAGCTTCTCGGGGTAGTTGGTCATGGCTATAGATTAGGATATTTGGCGCGGCACTCGGCTGCCGCTTCACGGAAAGCCCGAACCGTAGCGGCGTCAGTCTTGGCGATTCCGCTGGATATGTCCTTGTCGGTCTGGATGAAGACGGAGCACTTGGACTCTGAAAGTCCGTCGCCATTAGTTAACATAGAGTATATTGCCAGTCCAATCGCCCATATGAACGCCCAGGATATTAGCACGAATGTAACCTCTTCGGTTTTCGTTATTTTCATGGCTACTTCTTAATTGATAATTCCGGCATCGGAAGCTTTATGCGTTCAATCTTGTATAAATTCCCACCACGAACCTCGATTTCGTCGTTACCGTCAATCAAATAAACATAATCGTCTCCCCTGGAAATATACATTGAACTCCTGTCATCCTTGTCCTTCTTAAGCTCAATTACATCCGGCAAATGCTTGTTCCATGCGTCTACGCATTTTTGGATATCTTCGGTCTTGAATTGCTCGACGTTTTCAAAACGGCTGAAATGGTAGCCTCTACCCCTGGCGGATTCGTCTCTCTGATAAAGAAAGTGGTACATGGTTACTTCATTGATTGGTAAAGTTTCTCGAACTGCGGAACCCACTTATTGAGGAAAGCAGTGTAGTGCTTGACGGCCCAAGATTCTCCCGTCCAATTCGTGCTGAGCTGCTTGTGCGTCTGCTTGCTGTAGTGATCGAAGAACGATTGGGCCCACGCCATATCCGCCTGTTTTGTCGTCTTGAACTTCGCCAGGTGGCGCTTTCCGTTCTTCCAGCTCATGATTCCGTAACCGTTCAGAAGCTCGCGGGAAGCCTTGCTCTTACCCCAGCCGCTCTTGATCGCCGCGACGGCCTTCCCTACGGAAGCGCACTTGATTGCAATTTTCTCCTGTTCCTTGCCGGCAATGTCGGGACGGATTGAGGCGTTGGCGCAGACGTTCAACCTTTGCCAGTCCCTCGCCGTAGGCTCCGGGGTGGAGGCTCCGGCGGTAGGGAGGCAAGCGACCATGACCACGAAGAACAGGGCGACGCAGAAGGCTACGAGCATCCAGCCGATAATATTGTGGTTGTTGTTACGCATTATTCGCGGTTATTGATAATGGCGTTCAGGCGTTCTGTCTCCGCCTGGCGGGCGTCGCGCATTTTGTAATAACGGGCCGTGACGGCTTCAATGGAATTCCAGCGGACGATGCTGGCGAAATTCAAGATCGCGGTCAGGGCCAGCAACGCGAGCGTTCCGTAAACCGTTAGCTTCTTGATTTTGTACATATTTAGATGGTTTCGATGCTAAATTCCGCGTTGACGCTCGTTCCGTCGTTCTCCCCTGCGGCCAAAATGGCCAACTGCTCGTTGTTCATGTCCTCGGCCTTCACTTTCAAGGTGACGGTGAACTCTTCTTTGGCGGGGCGGTGGGTGACGCGAACGATCTGGCAGTGCTTGAGCATGTTAATTTTGTTAGTCGATGGTGGCGCTGAACTTCTTTCCGTCGATTTCGAGAGAGACCTTCTTACCGCTCAACGATTCTTCCTTCTTGGGTTCCGTTTTGATTAGATTCAGCTTTCCATACTTGATTTCACCTTCGCACTTTTCGCAAGTGATGGTCTCGTCGCAAGGTTCCGTATTTCGCCAGGTGCAGATACCAGCGAAGATGCAGATTTTTGCGAATACGGTCTTGGCGGTGATATGTAAGCCCGCCTTGATGCCCCAGCCCGCCTCGATGCCACAGCCCGCCTCGATGCCACAGCCCGCCTCGATGCCCCAGCCCGCCTTGATGCCCCGGCCCGCCTTGATGCCCCAGCCCGCCTCGATGCCCGAGCCCGAAAGCGCGACGATACTACCCGTTGCCGACACTCCAAACTTAAATCTGACACAACCGAGATTCTCTTCAATCTGAATGTGACCGTCGAAATTCGTAACGTCCTGCTTGCCGACGTAGTAATTGTCGGAGTCGAGCATGGACTTGGTGACGATAAGTGTGTTCATGTTTGGAAAATTAATATTGGTAATTTAGAACGGAATATCAGCAATAAACTCCTTTCTGATGTCCTCTTCGCAGGAAGCCGGGTAAATGATGTATCCCTTGACCTTGATGTCCATGATGGCGTCCTCCGCGCTGGGATATTCTGATTTCTTGGCGACAAAATCTTTCCATTCCTTGGTCAGTTCGGTCTTGGATCCCTTTATGAACTTGCAAAACCACTTCTTGGGGGCGTTTTCAACGGGCTTGGCTACCCGGGTAGCCTGGACGGGCTTAGCGTCGCTCCTAGGGGCCGTAGCGTTTGAATGCGCCACGTTCCCGTCGTCGTCGTCGTCCACGTCAAGGTCAAGAAGGGCGGAAAGGTTGTATCGCTTGGCGTAGGTGATGGCGGAACCGTTCTCTTGGGGCTTCCCGACAGTGAAAGGGAAGCTGGACTCTATGAGCGAACCGTCCTCGACGCAAACGATCTTGGAGACGACCGAATCCGGGGTGACGGAGTGGGTGGCGACCAACCCGGCGTCCGCAAGGGGCTTGGCGATGGTCTGCTGAATCTGCGTCAGGCTGGCGTACTTGGATTTGAAATGCGGATTAACGGCGTCCTTGACGACCGTGGGGCATTCCTTGGCGAACTTGGCGAGGGCGGCGTAGATCTTCTGCGCTTCCATTATCGGGAAAGGTTAAGGATTTGGTGTGTCTTGCTCTTAGTCCAGCCTACGTTTGCGTTGAACTCGTGGCTCCGCTTCTCCATTTCGGCCTTGCGCTGTAAGCGGCGGTCTTGTTCGTCCATTCCTTTGAATTGGTGGAGGCGCATAGTTTTTTGTTAAAACTTGGGTGGGTGTTCAATCTTTTCAAGCACCTCAAGGCAAAATTCCAACATCCATATGTCCACCACAAACCTCGAATAGCATGGAGTCAATACCGCGACCCTGTAATTGTCGAGCTTATACAATACGTTTCCGATCCTCCCGTCACGATACCGCAGTCGCTGGTGCGTGGTGGCATTCTTAACAAAACATTCGTTCATGGATTTGGTTTAGCAGGATTTTTCTACTGATGCGTTTTTGCGGAACTCCCAAAAACCTGGAAACGGACGCACAAGAGGCATATTGTCGTAGAGCTTCACGAGAATCCGTTGGACTTCCCTCTCGAACCGATCATTCGCCTTTTCCTTCGGCCCGTCGTTGTCTCCGTTCCAATTCGACAAGTCGGAGTCAAGTTGGTCTTTCGCTGAAATGATGTCGGAAAACGCGTCGTGAACGTCGTATTTCGGAGTTAACAATTCGGACTTCATGGTTTTGCGTTTATTGGTGGAAATTCCCTTACCGCTATCCGGCGATAAGCAGTACGGGATTCTTGCGGCCCAGCACCAGGCGAAGACCCGAGAGCTGCTTCTGATACCAACCGAAAGCCTCGATCATTTCCTGGGCCGTGGAACCGTTACCGTTGGCGCGATAGGCGGAAGCGGCCTTGCGGTAGACGTTGCGAGCGGCGATGTAGGAACGTACGTAGGAAAACATAAGAAGAAAGGTTAGGTACGGGAGGCAGTCTAATCATTAGTTGACGGATGTCAATAGTGATAGATCTATTTCCGATATACGCATACCATGCTAGGGAACGGAGCGGAGCCTTTACCATCACCGAATTTCAACCGGCCACGGATAAACCGTATTTCCGCCTTGCCGTAGATATAATCGTGAAAATAGGCGGTATCAGTACGGGCTGGGATAAGCAATACCACGGATTCCGCCCCCCCCTCCCGCGAAAGTCTCGTAAGCCTTCTTGACCCAGTTTTTCAAAACCCTGCCATACGGGGGATTGCAGAATACGCTGCCCGTCCATTCCTTGGACAACCCGTCGTCCTCTTTCGTGAAATGGCGGGCGCACTTCGCGTTTTCGTGGGTGGAGCAGGGATCTAAGTCGAAATGGAACTCCGCGTCCAGCTTGTTGAAAAAGTCTTGCGGGGTCGCCCATTCAGGCGTCTTGCTGGAAAACAAGGATTCGTTGAGCATATCGGTTATTTGAAAGATTTGAATATGTCCCTGGCGTCCTGCAACCTAAAAAGTTTCCGCCAATCTATGGACTTCGGCGGGATCCTTGAAGTCTCTCCCCAAAATTCCAAGCAGCTTGTCGTTTCTGTGGCGGAAAATCTTTTCGCGCTTTTCCTTAGGGTAGGCCCAAATCGCGCTTTCGATGTCGTTCATCTCGACTGGCATCATGGACTTTACCTCAAAAATATTAACAAAACCACCTCCCAAAGGAACGAACCCTGACGATACTTTGGAAAGTTTCTCCATATCGGACGCGAGGATATAGTATTTCTTTCCGTCTTTGGTATCAACGAGGGCCATAGGCTGGTGAATAATGATGTCGCTCATGTTAGAATTGTTGGATGTTTAGGACTTCTTCCTTCTTGTGGCTGGTTTTCAAGGCTACGCCGATCTTCGCCCAGTTTTGGAAAAGCGACCGTGGGGAAGTGGTAAGACCGATTTGGTAGGCGTTCCCGGTCTCTTGTACTTTGGCTATCACGGTTCTGACCATATCCGGCACGTTTTCGATTGGAACCCCCGCTTTTTCTAATTTCTTGGCCAAGTTGGAAGCGAAAATCCTTCCGTCCTTCGTCGTACCGTCCACCGAACCGTGCGCCTCGCGTATCGCTTCCAAGATTCCATTTACCCAAGGTTTTCCGAATTCTTGTGGCTTTGCCACAGTTACGATAGTAACTTGTGATTCTGTGTTTATCTGTGTTTTATTATCTGCGTTTATACTATCTGGTATTGGTGCGCCCGTTTGGGCGAATGCATCCGCCCGTTTGGGAGATTGCATCAACCCGTTTGGGCTTTTGGCGTCCAGTTCCTTATAATCAGGGGTAGTTGGGCGATACCACTTCGTCCTGTCGTAACCTTTTTTATTGAATGCTCCGCTTGCTAGTAACCCTCCTTTTTCAAGGTTTGATAGTATGCGGGAAACCTGCTTAATCGTCCAAAAACCGAACAACTCAGCCCACGCCTCTTCGGTGTTCCAAGTCCAATAGTGGCCGTAGTGAAAATGCACCTCCGATCTTTCAGTGGCGTTCTTGTGGCACCACCAAACAATATTGGAGTACATGATGGCCTCTTCTACCCCGTAGTCCTTGGCAATCTTGGTGTCGAAGTCGTAGCGCATAATTTCAAATTACCCCCATTGTTCCGCCATCGCGCGAGCAACCCCAGGAAAAGTCTTGCTTCGGATTTTCGCACGTTCTTCCTTCGGAAGCCTCCATGCGTCCGCGTACCATTTAGGCATGGATTTTCCGCTACCAAAAGAAACTCGCTCACCACTGCTTACTATGTTTGTTGGTACAAGGTTTGGAAGCCCCTTAATCCATAAGCAGGTTTTCTTGCTATATTCGTCCCCAAACATCCACGGCTGGATTATTTGGCTCGGCTTCTTCCATTGCTTTGACATGATTCCGACAGGGTTCTCAATAACGATCTTGTCACAATTAGCATTGGCGAATAGCATAAAAAAATCAATTGCCGATTTCTGCCGACCATCCGCCCGTTTTTCCGCAAACCAAGCCGCGCCGGAAACTGCTAGGTGCGTGCAGGGTGGAAATGCAATAATCATATCCCAATTCTGTGCCAAAAGAGGCACAACATCCCCCTGAATATGCCATTCAGGATGACCACCAGAACAAGGTAGAATATCACAAGAAAATGCCTCATGACCACGGCCACGAAATTCTTTCGTGACAGCCTGGGATTCTTCACAAGCCACTAAAATACGCATACAGAAAAAAATAAACCCCCCACGCTAGGAAGTTTCGTGGGGGGAGTATTGCGTCTCGCCTCGTCTACGTCGGCGGGTCTCTCAAGCTTCCTAGTTCTTGAGACACACGCCCACCCTTGCGGGTGACGCCGCGATTTCTCGCGGTGACGCTAACGGAAAAGAGCGGAGACGCGGGCAGTATACGAATCTCTCCCCATAAATCAAGAAGAAAAGAAAAGCCCGGATTTCTCCGAGCTTATCACAACTATGATTTTACGCTTTGTACGGCACTGCCTCAAGCGGTGTGACAACCTTGTTGATGAAACAATCAGCGTCAGACTTCTGGACGGTGGAAATAATGGGGTCTTTATACTTTCCGGCAATGGCTTCGTTTTCCTGCCACTCAACCTTTAGGACTTCCTTCAATACTCGAATGGCCTCTTCGGCGTCCCACGCTTGCACGAACGAAAACTTTGACTCAAGGCAACGCTCGTTAGACGTGCTGTATTTAACTATGTCGTACTTGATTCTGTACCAATCTCGTCCGTCGGAAATGGTACGGGTTACGAGTCGGCTATCCTCGTCGCGCTCTGTCAGCTTTTCCATAAAAAGAAAGAAAAAAGATAGAATGCCCAAACGGGCAAATAATAATATCCATGTATCCGTTTTTACAAAATGAAAGCCCGGATTCCTCCGGGCCTATCCCAACCATGCATCCGTTAGGACTTAGGCAAGAACAGGTAGTAGGAAGGGAACATAAGCCCCCTCTCGACCTTCTTCTCGAAATCTTCAAGGGAATACTGGTTCCTTACGAAAGTCTTGGGGTAATTGTCCAAGACCACCAGCCGATCTTCCCAACGCTTCTTGTCGTCTTGGCAAAGGCACACGAGATGCCCGTACTCCCCGGAACCCGCCCTTTCGTACGTTTGGACTATGCCGTCGTCCAGGATGTCCGCGAGGATGTCTTTTGAAGCGTAGAGGCCCACGGTGACCATCCAGCCGAAGTTCATGGCCCGATAGAAGGCGATATGGGTAGCGTCGTCTTGGTCGAACCTGGGGCACCTCCCACGGTAGGAAACCACTTGCTTGTTCGGGAAAGCGGCGTTCCAAGCCCTGCGGGCGTAGTCCACCCCGTCGGCCATCCTCCCGCCTTGCCCGGAAACCACCTTAGAATCGCTTAGGAGGGCCGCCCAGCCGTTTTTCCATGCCTGGATAGCCAAAGGCCGCTCGGAAGCGTCCAGCGGCCAAGCGTCGGCGGCGCAGCGGAAGGCGGCGGTATAGAAGCACGAAACCCCGCCGTTCGGGGCGAGGTCGGTCTGTTGCAAAAGGATATGGGGCCGCTTGTCCCGGAAGGTGATGGCGTTTACGTCCGCGTCGATGATCTTATCGGCGTCGTTGACGGCGTAGAGGGTTCCCAAGAGCGGTTCCATGTTTATTGCTTATTGGCTAAGCGTAGCGCCTCTATCATATCCTCCAAGGCCTTCAAGGCAACGATGCCCCGGCGGATTCCTTCGGAGTAGTCCTTTGAACCAATCACGGTTGAAAGGTGGTGGGTGGCGGAGGCGTGCAAGCGGATGATTTCGTCCATTACTTCACGATTATGGAACGCTTGATAGGGCCGGAGGGATCGTCGATGATTTCAACCGCACCTTGTTTCTCCAAAAGGTAAGCCACGGATTCGCCGTAGAGCTGCCTGATGTCGGAAAGCTCGGCGTGCAGGACTTTGCCTGGGTAGGTCACCTCTACAAGCCCGTTGTCCATCCGGAAGGAAGTCTTTTCCATAAACGGTAGGTTTTTATGCTGTTTCGCAAAATGGTGCTCCGTGGTGGAGTTGAACCACCTACCGAACGGTTATGAGCCGCCCGCTCTGACCGATGAGCTAACGGAGCAAAATTGGGCAACATCTGGAATCGAACCAGAGACGGGTACTTTTTGCTCCTTCAGGGAAGCTACTCTTTCCCCCGATTACGTATGATAACTGAAGGCCTCATACGTCTTGCTCACCAGAGAGTCTTGTCGCATAGATGCCGTTCCTTTGACGAGTGGAAGCTGGCAAGCGTCTCGTGCTAACTAAGCCGCGTCGTCGGGCGTATGGTCGTGCGGATGGTAGTCCGGCTTTTCTGCGGGCTCGTATTCCAGCATCGAAAAGACGTGGCCCTGGGTCTTCTTCTTGATTTCCTCCGTCTCTGCTTTGGAGGCTTGCAGGAGCTTGATGGCCCGATCTTCCAGCGCCTTGACCTGGATATGGAACGGCTGGCCGAAACAATCCTTGGCAACCCTCTTTGCCAGCTTGAACATAGCCGATTGCTTGATACCGGGGTTCCCGGCTTCCTCGCAAAGCCTGTTCGCCATTTCTATGTCGAAAGAAGGGATGCCGAGTTTGGGAGGGGTGGTCTTGATATGCTCCATAACTGGTTTTAAAAAGGTGCCGCGAGGGAGGTTTTCACTCCCGTTTCCCGTTCGTGCCGGGTGTTTTCCTGGGCAATTAATCCGACAGCCTAGGCGCGAGCCATCGGTCAATCGGGGCCAGGTTCGGTCAAACTATCGCGGCAAAGGCATGATAAGGCAAGATTGACGAAAGTCAATGCTACTTGTTCGGGTTCGTATCGGTCACGCGGATTGGAGCGAAGACGGAAGGGCCCCAGTCCTTGTCGATAAGAAGAAATGCTTGCTGGGGTATCTCGTAGTCCGCTTTTATCCTCGCTGCGTAGGCGTTCCAGCCTATCAGGGAACCGTTTACCAGGTAGCTCTTGGACTTTTCAAGCTGGTGCCAATGCCCCATCACGGTAAGGTCGGCTTTCTTGGCCTTGTCCATCTGGGATATGGCCTTTCGCAAGGGGATATGGATGCCTCCGACCCCACCGCCGTATCTAATGCTGTCCCCATGTAAGAACCTTAGCGTGGTGTCGTAGACTTTCAAATAGGTGTATTCACCCCTCTCAATAATGAAATTGACCCGTGGGCAGTCCTTGAACTCACACTTAATCATGTGGTACAAGAACCACTCGTTGCTGTTCTCCGTCCTCGTTGAGACCTGTATCTTTTCCGTCTGCCGTCCGTGGTTCCCGTCCTTGCAAACGACCGTTATGTCGTAGGTGCAATTTTTCAGGAGGTACTTTATCCCGGAAATGAAGGTCTCCCGAAAAAGCATCATGGCCTCAACGGGAGATAGGGCGTTGTTTTCCTTCAATTCCTCGTGGATGTACCCGGAAAAGAAGTCACCTATGGCACCTATGACTATCGAATCGATCTTGACGCCCTTTTCAGCCAGTTTTACCAGCTTCATGCCGTTGATGAAGAAAAGCTCGGCCCTTCGCTTGGCGATTTCTGGGTTGTATTCGTTCAGGCCGTTGACCTTATCCGGCTCCACCACTTCCTCCATGTGCCAGTCCGAGGCCACTAAAAGGGCCGTGGCGCTCGATACCTTCGAGTTCACGGCCTTGATTTCGTGGGTCTTGGACTTCCTCTCCGACACTTCCGAGAGTTCCCCGTTCTGCCTCTCCAAAGCGCCGTAGCGGGAAAGGAGCCGCTTATACTTGGCTTCCGCTTCTTTCGCCCTCGCTTCCGCCCGAATCTTGGCGGCCTCCATGTCGATCTTGCCGTCCAGCTTGTTCGCCATATTTAACTGGTTATTTTTTGAGGCCGTTCTTGATGAATTTACAACGAAGCTCAAGGCCCATAGCGGGTACAAGCTCCCAGTCCAGTTGCAAGCCTTCGCAAAGATCTACGATTCTCTTATGGATTACCTGTTGAATCTTGGGGCTCTCGTGCCGCTGGCCGTCCTGCTGGTACTTCAAAGGCTCGAATACGAACACCTTACGCGGGCCGTTCTCCATCAAGTGCCTCTCTATGACGTTTGAGAGCCTCTTCCTGACGTTTTCCTGCAGGTCTTGGCAGTAGGCCCACGCCGATACCGTCCCGGCGTCGTGGAGCGCTCCCCCGTCGTCGTGGGAAAGTCTTTCGTACTGCCTATGAAGTAGGACGGTTCTCTCCTGGAACGTGGGGTAGTTCCCGGAGTCGATGACTTCCTTGATGGACTTTCCGAACAAACCGCCCTCCAAGATGATACGGGCGATTTCCGGGTACTTCTCAAGCCCGGTTTGGAAAGCGTCGAAGGTGGTGCTTTTGCCGGAGCTGGGAGCCCCCGCGAAAATGACGTTGCCTTGACGCATGGTGGGAAAGGTTAGCTCCCGGGCCGGTCGTTCAGTTCCGATTCCTTGTTCTCACTCACGATAAACACTTTCTCGCCCTTGTCCAAGGCGAGCATGGCGGAAGTGCCGTACTTCTTAAGGACTTCGGAAATACCCAAACGGGTGACCTTCCCTTCGGAATGCTCGTAAATGCCGTCTTTTGACGTATGTAGGAGAACGCGCATTAGCAGTCGATTTCCATAATAATCCGCTCCACCGTCGGGAGTTTCCCGGTCTTCAAAAGTATGTCGTTGACCTTGTTGCGGAACTTCACGGCGTAAAAGGCCGTCCATTGCTCCGGGGTGAGGGCGCGATAATGCGAGTTCCTGATGACCTCGCATTCCAAGCGGATGATGTCGCCCTCCTTGCCCATTAGCGAATCGAAGTGATGACGGTTTTCATGTCCTTGCCCAAGTCTCCCACCTTTTCCGTGAGGTTCTGGACGCTGACCTTAAGCTCGATATTGCTGGTCTTGAGCGCGTCCATCGTGGAGGCTATGGACTGGACGGCGATTTCAAGCTTGGTGATTCTCACCTCTTGGCTTTCGATCTTCCCGGATTGGTTCGCCCAAGCGACGCCGAAACCGAAAACCGTTCCAAGAAGGGCTATGACGGCGGTGACCGGGAGCCACAACTTGCGACCGTCCATGTTACTTGCGCTTAATGGACTTCACCGGGGCCTTATACAGGGCCTTGACGGCGGCCTTCTTAAGCGTCATCTTGGGAGCCTTGCAGAGTTTCGCCATTTTGTTTCGGTTAATACGGGATGACTATAACTACGCGGATTGCTTTTGCAAGAAGTGGGCTATCACTTTCGCGGCGTTCCCCACTTCGCCCGGAGATACTATGTCTTCCGAGAAAGGAAGGAGACCGGCGGAGCGGAGCGCCCCCCAAACCAGCGTGGAACAGATGTCCTGCCGCTTCTGCTCGTGAATCCAAGGAAAAACGAACCGCAGGATGTTGGCTATCCCGTAACGAACACCAAGTTTCGCACGTATGTATTCCTCGGCCTTCAACTCGGCAACGGCGTCGTTTATCGTGACGGATTCGGCGTAGTTGCTCCGTGGGACTACCCCTCTCACCCCGTAAGCCTTGGTCGTCTCCCATTCAACCCCGTTGGCGACGATGGAGACGTGGCAATACTTCGAGTGGGTCCACCAGCAAATCAGCTTGCCGGATGGGGAGGTGGGCTTGTAGAGGAGGACGCGCATACTATTGCTTTAGCCAGGCAACCATCGTATTGCAAGAAGGGGAGCCGTCCATCTCAAGGAACCCGGTCAGGTTCGCGGAGTCTTCCGACAGTATGGCGATTTTCTTAGTTCCGGAAGCGGTGCGGCATTCCCAGGAAATTGCCGGTTGCTCGGCAGACTCCATAAGGACGTAAGTCCCGGCGGCGATTGTCTCGTAATTCTGTATCATGGCTTAGAAGAAAAGTAACATGTTCGAGTTGGTAGCCGTCGTTCCACTTATCGTCATGGTTATGTCGTACGAAAACCAAACCGTGGACGGGTCGACGTTCGATGACGTTGACCTGTACGTGACGTAATTCGTAAGGGACGTGTTGTACCTGATTTGCGGGTATGCGCTGGATCCGGACGTGCGTTGGAAATAGACGTAGTACTCCGTGTTGGCCGTTATTTGAGACCCGCCGGTAATCGTAAAAATATTGTCTCCCGAGCCCGTGAAAGTAACGGAGCTGGCCGTTCCGTAGGTGGTGGATGCGGCTGTCTTGTCCGCCTTGATGTAGAGGTTTCCGGTAGGAGTCCCGGAAATTCCTGCGAGGTTAATGGTGATGCTAGTGGGAATACCCGTAACGGACGGCTTAAAAGACCAGGCGTAGTTGTCGTTGGCCCCGTTCCAGTTGAAGTTGGAAAACGTATTTTGCGTCGTCTGCGCGTAGAGCGTTGCCATATTATGCGGATGCTATTGCCCTCCATTTGGAGGTTGCCGAGTTATACTGGAACCCGACCGTCAGGGGAAGCGTGGTGGAGCCGTTGGAGGTCGTGGGGGCGGTGACCGTTGAGTTTTCCGTGTTGACCCAGGTAATAGTCTGCGCCACGGCGGAAAAGTCGTAGACGCGGACGAGCGTCTTTTGGCCGTCCAAGGCCCCGGATGTCGTCAGAGTTATGGTGAGGGTAGCTGCGGAGTTGTTGGTGACGCTGGTCGTCCCGTTCGTCACGGGGACGGTGGCGGCGTTCGCCGTGGCCGTAATCGCGTTATTGAGCGGTTGCGGGTTGGAGCCGAAACTCGGGGCGGTGCCGGAGCCCCCGGAAGCGAGGTACTGTCCGGCGGTGCCTTCCCCTCCCGTGATGGGATACCAGACGGCGTTTGACCAGGCCCCGGAATGATAGGTGCGCTCGATGCGGGTGTTGACGACCGAATATGCCGTACCTCCGACGGTAGCCGTGCCGTTGCGGACAAGCAACGTATACCCGTGGCCCGCTTCCGGGGTGGGGTCGGTGACGGTGGCAGTACCAGTGACGATGTAGTTCCCGTGGACGGCGGCGGTGAAGTTCGAGGATTGGGCGACGCAAGCGTCCTGTTTGTTCGCCACTTTGTAGTCAAGGGAGGTCGTTACGGCGGAACCGTCCACACCTACCTTCGCTTCCAAAGCCTCCACGGCGTCGTTGAGGTTGGCGTGTTGCGTCGCGTGGGGTACTGTGACGCTGTTCATCAGATCCCCGGACGTGGGATTCGTCAGGGAATCGAGAGATGTGGGGAAATTTACCATGTTACGCTGGGATTACGCGGGTTGTGTAGGAAGTGGACGGTACGGAGCGGGTCGTGTAGGTAGGAATCGGGAACATGGTGCCGTCGTAGAAGAAAGCGTTGTCGTAGGCTTGGGAGTTGTCGTAGGCCATCGACGTACCGGCGACCGGGCGTGGAGACCAGGAAGTTGAGGGGATAGATCGCTGGGTATAGGTCGGCATAACTAAGCGTTAGGCAGCTCGCCGGACTGTCTCATTCGGTATTCTTGTTCCTGCCTGACGGCTTCGGAACGGATGGCGGACTTTATGGCGGCTTCCGCGACCTTGAACTCCGATTGCTTAAGACCGAGCTTCTTAAGTTCGTTGAGCATGTACGGGATTTGCTTCTCGACCTCCAAGACGTTAACCTTGTCTGAACGGATGCCCTTGCCAATCATTGCCGCTACCGTTTGTGCGGGTTGCGTTATGGTCTGTTTGACAATAGGGAGTTCCATCAAGGCGCGTGCGGCCTTTTGCAGCACGGTTTCGCGCATCTGTCGGCCAGTAAACGCGACGTAATCCAGCTTCCTGTTCTCAAGCATGTTCTTGGCTGCGGCGAGTTTGCCATACTGCGCGTTCAGGTCGTCGATCCCGGTAACCCCGGACTTTGCTGCCTCTTTCTCAATCCTGTCCTTCAAGGCGCTGCGAACGTCCCTAAGGGCGTCGGCTGACATTCCCTTAACTTCCGCACCCAAGGCGTTATACATATTTTCCGCCTGGGTGTAGAGAATCTTGACCCGCGTCATTTCCAGCGGCGTAAGTCCTTCCTTCACGTTCTTGGCCCCAAGGTTCTCAAGCTCAAGCAAAGCCTTGCGCGCTTCGTTGCCGGGCTGGGTAGAAAGCGCCTCTTTGGCGAGACCGATTGCCTCACCGGCCTCCGTAGTGCGGGCTTTTGCTGTAATCCCGGATAACTTGTCCGTAAGGTCAGCCCATATACCGTCCTGCATCTGCGTGGCACGGTTCGCAAGCTGCGTGTAAGCCTCTCGTCCTCCTTGCTTTGACAGTTCCTTGGCGATCTTGGCCTGACCGCCAGGGATGGATTCGGCTATAGTCACCAATCCTTCGGAAGCGTCGTCGAACTGCTTAGCCATCCCCTTAGACGGGCCAAGGACGTTAGCGGTCAGCTCTTCGCGCAACGGAGTGCCCTTAAACGCCCTCCAGGTGGCGCCGAGACCCTCAAAAGCACCGGTAGCTCCTGCCGCAACGAGTGCGGCCTTTGCTGCTTCCTGGTTGAACTCGCCCTGCGCGACGGCCTCTTGGGCACCGGCGACGGCACCTTGCGTACCGATCTCAAGCGCGGCTGTTCCAACCTTTCCGATGTTTTTAGCCTTAGAAACGTTAGAAACCCCCTTTGTCGCGAGCGTTCCAGGGATAACCGCCTCTGCGAATCCTTCGGCGAAAGCTCCGAATTGTTGCGCCGGGTTTTCAGCGCTCAAAAATTGCAAAATCTTCATCTCGGTTTCAAGGTCTTTTTCGCTCCTTCCTAAAGCGTTTCCCCCCCAAATCTTGGGGATTTTCCCGACGGTTTCCTCAAAAGCCGACTCGCCAAGTCTCCCCATGTTGAATATCGTCTTAGCAACGCTCTTCGCGGATCCTTTTAGTGCCTCTTTCGGATTCCTCGCACCCTCGATTATCGGACGAGCTACGATTTCGCGAACTTTCGACCGCCAGTCTCCAGTATATTCCGGGAAATTCGCGGATTTGTATCCTTCTACATTATCTTTCGACTGCGTGGCGTCCATAAGCCCCTCGACGGAATAATCA